TACCTTGGTCTTGCTTTGTAGCCGACCAGACATTTATATCAGTAGAAACTAACATACCTGATGTAGCAAGACTCGCTACATGCTCAGGTGTTTCTAGGTTAAAGTCCTCACTTTCTTTTAGTTTCATATTTGCCCCTCTGATTTTCTGGATAATACATTGTATGTTTTAGGTGGTACTACTTTGTCACATGGTTTATACCAACTAACGTGTCCTTTGACTGCACCGATTAACTCTGGTTTATCCCAAGGTTTTCTATCCATATATGCTGGTGTCATACTCATTAATTGTTCAAACATATTGTCTATGTCCTCTTCTGTGTGTATGTTACCGTCTGGATATATATGTAAAAATCCAAGTACGTTGTCATCTTTTACTACTAAAGTCATTTTAGACATTTTAAATCTCCTCGTCACAAGTGTGACGTTTTAGTTTGTGTTACGTTAGTAGAAACATTTCTCACTAACACCATTAGTATACCACATCTTTACTAATCTACAAGCGATTGTATTGTGTAATATACAATTAAAAAAGGGTGAGAGAATTAGCAAAAACTCCCACCCCCTCAGTCGTAGCTCCCATTGCCACACTGATTCTATATGCCACCTGTTTTACTTACATAGATGGCTAATCCACATGACACCATGACTAGCAATGGTATCAGTAATAATACTGTTAGCTTACAGTACAATATAAATTCATTCATCATTCACCTCCTCGTCTAATATTTCGTGTGTAGTTTCTCCATAGTCTTTGCCATGTATCCAATCTACCCCATCAAAACCGTACTCATACAGTTCATCTAGTTCTTCTTGGTCTTCGACTTCAACCTCTGCATACGAGGTATAATTTACATGATTAATTATTCTAACTTTCATCTTTCACCTCCCTTTAGGTCTTTAATGGAACGAGGTTTCACAAACTCATCTCGCAGGATAACTTTAGGTATACCATTCGTTTTCGCTACCCAATCACGATATTTTTCTGGTGTCGGAAATTCTACCTCGCTTATAACTTTTTTCATTCTAGCTAATTGTTCTGGATTTCTTTTTCCCCATTCCAACCATTCTTTTTGTATCTTGCGATTTAACCACCAATTTTTTATTAATCTAATCATCTGTAAAACCCCCCTTTGTTATTAATGCCTTTCAAGTCTGCTCTATCGGTTACTACAACATAGTTTGATTTGTGCATTGGTACAATCGTATGCTTTACCAATCCAGCACCTTGCTCGCCACATGAGGTACAAGTATCGTACCCAATAGCTTTTCTTTCGTGCTGGAATAACTCACCACATTCTATGCACTCTGGTCTGTGTTTACTCATCATCTACCTCCATGCAATCTTCAAGTTCTTCTATTATCTTATTCTCTTCTATCATAGTACACAGGTCGTATACTGAGCTTTCACATATCATCTTTAATATTTCTTCTCTGTTCATCATAACCTCCATAGTTATTTATTTTTTACCGTCACAAGTGTGACGTTTAGTTATTAAGCGACTGCTTTCCATTTTACCCACTCTGCAAGACCACCTCTACCGATTAGCTGTTTAAGTTCTTCAGTGTTAAACTTTTGCTTAATCTCGAATCTAGGTCTGCATTGTGATTGGTGTTTTGATGTAGTCGGCGAATACTTTTCGCTATTTTCGTACCACTCTCTCGTACTGTAGTCATAGACATACATTGGAAAGTGATGCCCATAGCTGTATACAACATATAAGTCTTCATTGCACCCACAACCAAGACGATAGACTTCAGCGAAAGTATTGTTACCTTGAAATACCTCACATCTATTTACAGACTCACTTGCATCTTTATTTGCTACTTTGTTTTTCATAATAACCTCCATAGTTATATAGTTTGTTTTCTTACCGTCACAAGTGTGACGATTGTATTCGTGATGTATGCTCTATTAATTAAGAAAACATTACCCCACTTACAACCATTATAGCATAACTTTACTAATTCCCAAGCGATTCAAATCTGTTCCAAGCTTTTAGTATACGAGAATATATTAGGTGATAGTGACGTGTTGTTTGGTTCAGCGTACCGTTTGGGTGTTTTATGGTGTAATAGTTTCTTAAGTAATAGTGTTTTTGTGTGTAACTTATTGATATTGTTCGTGTTCCAGTGGATATGGGTCTGTAAGTTTACTAACAGAACGGAACAACGTGATGTAGGCTATGGTAAGCGATTGTTTTTATTAGAGTTATTATTATAGATTATATTATATTTATAGGTTTGTTCCAATGTTCCAAGCGTTTTGGTAACGGTTATATTTAGGCTCTTTGATTACACTGCACAATCAGGACTCTTGATGCTCAAATTGTCAAATCCCAACGTATACCCTTGTGGAACACTGGAACATTGGAACAAACGCTCACAACCCCAGTAGTACAACGGAATTCTGTTCCAACCAAAGTATACCTTTTGGAACAAAACTCACCGTCACAAATGTGACGCTTTGGTTACGACGTCGTCGGCAAAACTACTGGTATCACTTTTGAAACACACAAATTTTCTCACATAAACTATAAAATTCAAGACGTCACATTTGTGACGCTTACGTTGACGTCGTCGGCTAACTAACTGGTATCATAAAATTTGAGCCAAAAAAAAGCCCTAGCCAAAAACTTCTTGACTAGGGCAATGGGAGCTACTTAGCTATGATACTTCTTATCCATAGAGTTAAGCTTTTCAAGACTTTTGATATCCTTCAAGCCTTCACACTTAGTATGAAGTGTTTTCCAAGCTGTTTTAGCAGATTTCAAAAGAGCCTTATCTGAAGTAGTATCAGATTCAACCACTAAGCCACAAGCTTCAAGATATAGACCTTGAACTTTTGATATCAACCTAGACTTGCTAGTACTTCTAAAAGACGTAGCGCCTTCACGAATAGGCTCTACAAAAGCTCTTAGACTTCTACCAGCTTTTCCATAGTTATGGACATTAGCTTTTGGCTTAACAAGATTTGAATATACTGTCGTATCCATATCAATACACTTTTGTACATTCATCTTTAAAGTAGGCTCAAGCTTATCATTCCCTTTTGTGTTAACAAAAGTACCACCTACGAGGGCAAGCTCTAAGTCCTTAAAGCTATTATTCTCAGCATATGAGCTATTAATTCCTTTAATATACTCAGCTTTGACGTTGTCCTTATCCATTTCAGTGGCTATACGTTTCTTAGCTTCTTCAACAGTTTTGGCATTAGCTTTTACACCTAAGCCGTCAAGGGTAACACCAGCTCCTTGCTCCATTGTAATTGAGCCATTAGCAAATTGCTTAGCTCCCTGTCTTACATTATTTAAGTTAGTCATAAAGACCTCCATAAATATCAAGTGATACAGGCATAATCTAGTTAACTTGTAATCCCTCACTTGATGTACACATTATATCTAATAGTAAAGATATAGTCTACTAATAGGATTTATTAACGTCACAAGTGTGACGCTTTGATTTCGTCGTCGTCAAACTTCGGCGGCCCAATAACTGGTATCATTTCTTAGGCACAAAAAAAAGCAGAGCCTAGATTTCTCTAGACCCTGCTTCGTAGACTACTCTTCTTCCCAACCCTCAAGTTTTGCTGTAGCAACAGAATCATAGTAGTTATAATCCTCAGCTTTTGCTAAAGCCTCATCATCTACAGGCTCATCATCTAAAGGCTCATAACCTTTATCTAATTGTATTGCACTTGTTATATCTTCACACTTATGCATTCTTTTTGCTAACTCAAGTTTAGCATCATGTAATGCTTGTGCATTGTGGTCAGTCGGATGGTCTAAGATTGCCGCAAGATTTTGCGTACCATCTAACTTGAAGTAATGACCTCTTATTGTACCTTCCCAGTCCATCCATCTAGCTATATCCCAGACTACTAGACTGTCATCTTCTTGCCACCAACATAATGTAGCACCTTTCGATACACCTCTGTATTCAGCGATTACAACTTTACCACTGTCACGAGTTTTAAACTTTATATCGTTACTCATATCTCTCTCCGAATGCCCCCTTTCGAGGGCGGTTAGTTTACTTAAACATCTCTCTCTAAAAAATCACCTTCTCTACCATACTTCAAAAATGTATATATCCTGTGCCATTCTTGTAGTTCATCATAAGTAAAGTCAATGCTAAACAATGTCATATGAATAGCTAATTGCTTTTCCCTTGATGTTAAGGCTAGTTCTAACTGTTGCATATCTCTCTCCAGTAAATTCGGGGCATCCTTGCCCCATGTTAAGTTACTCTTTCTCTTCTCTTAAGAAGTTCTCAGCTGTAAGAATAAGAGCCATTGCTTTTTTATCGGCATAGTCCTTACATTTATCTAGCAAGTACAGCTTGTCATGCTTGCTCTTATCAACCTTACTGATAAGTTCTAGCACTTTGTCATCCTTAGCAATCCTTCTTAAGTTACTAAAAAGAATCTTAGACAACCATTCACAACCACCTGCATTATGAAATATTCTCATAGTCTTTACCTTTGTTATACTCAATATGCATTATTGCTTTGAGATTGAAATAAGTATAGCAAGGCTTTACTAATTAGTCTACTAATAGAAACCCACCTACCCCCTATGCCCCAAATCTATTGCAATAGACACTCTTGCGTATATACACAATAATCTTCACAAATAACTACACCATTTTCAAAAGCCGCCCCCTAACTTTACAAATAGGCTAATTAAAAAATTTTCTGCAAAAAATTGAAAAACCAAGGTATACTGGTTAAAGCCATAAAGCATGGGAAAAAAGCTTACCTAAATATCGACATGGGAGGCAACATGTATTTACTTGCAAAGATAATGGCATCTCACCCACACCGTAAGATTAACGGACAGTATAGAAGGTTATACTATCGTGGAATAATGCCACATAAATTATAGGCAAAAAAACCCCTAACACTAGGCTAGGGGAAAAAAGTAATGACGTTTACTCGAGGATGAGTTTATTAGGAGTCATTACATAGGGGTTATTCTATAATCTCCAATTCGTACATCTCTACTATACAAGACTTTAGTATTAAGTCCAGCCCACCCCAGCCGCCATCGGAAGTGTAGGTGTTGCATAATTTTACGCATTCTTTATCTTGGTGTATTAAATACCCAATACTGTAAGCTAATATATGTTTTTCTTTAGTTATCTCTTCTACACTTTGCCAAGAAGCGTTCCCTGTGTGGTCTTTCCAGACTACAATAAATAAAGGGTAATTTGGTTTTTTATTCGTTTTCATCTTCTACGACAACCAAATGAGGCTTAGACTCAGGCTCAGGTTTACCTACAACATCTCCTGCTAATGACTGTTTTATCATTCTTAAGTTTTTTAGTATGTCGTTAGGGTGTACTTCAATGTGAGTGACGTTATCTACATCAGTATGAATAACTTGTGCTTCTGAGTTAGACAATAGTTCTTTGTGATATAAACTATAGTATGCATTTTCAAATTTCTTTTTAACATCTCTTGAAAGACCCAAGTAGTAGTATATAAATTGGTCTTGTTCTTCTTGAGTCTCTACATCAAATAAATCTATATGTAGAACTCCTTCTTTGGTTATATCCATTTTCATAATAAATCCTCATAGTATTTTGTTGTCAACACTTATATTATATATTATACTACCAATAAGTAAAGTAAGCTGCAAATAATATACATAGGTGTAAACAGCGACACATGGATAACCAAACAGTAGTAGTTCCACACATAGAGGACGATGTTCCTATTCCTAAGAATGCTAAAGAAGCATTACCAAATTTGTCTACCCAAGAAGAACTTGAAGCTCGCACTAACACTATAAAGATGCTTGCAGATATACAAGATGAAAATATAGAACCTTCTAAAGAAAACATGGAAGAAGCTGAGATTCTTGCTGAAGAAATGATGTCTAATCCTGAACTTAAACCTGACTTTGGTAATTACCCTAATGAGACCATAGCGTTTCTTGCAGGTATGGTGGCACAAACTAGCCACATGGTAGCTAAAGACCTAGCGGATATAAAACTTACTGTACTAAATGGACTACTTCAAGAAGCATACTCTGCTAAATCATCAAGAGAACGTATTACAGCACTTAAAGCAGTGGGTGAAATAGACGGAGTTGATGCATTTAAGAAGAAAACAGAGATTACTCACATTAATCAGTCTGGTGAAGAACTAGAAAAAGAACTTATGAAGACAATTAATGAGCTTAAAGGTAAAGTTGTACGTACAACTGAGATAATAGATATTGAAGATGTGGAGGTTGATGATGATTAGTGAAGAAGATTTAGATTTACTACAGCAAAATCTACCTAATATGTCTGAAGCAGAGAGACAACGTAGTTTAAAGCTATTAAAAAAGTACAAAAAAGAATTAATTAAAACCCAAGGTAGGGCAACTTTCCTTGATTTTATAAAACACGTCTATCCAGACTACAAAGTAGGAGCACATCATGCAAGATTGGCAAAATTATTTGAAGAAATCGCAGAAGGAAAGCGAAAAAGAGTCATTGTTAACATCGCACCCCGACATGGAAAAAGCGAACTCATATCTTACCTCGCTCCTGCGTGGTTCTTGGGAAGACACCCAGCTAAGAAAGTCATCATGGCTTCGCACACTGCAGATTTGGCTGTCAACTTTGGCCGTCGTGTTCGAAATTTGGTTGGTTCGGACTCGTACAAAGATGTATTCCCAGATGTCTCGCTCCAGGCAGACTCTAAGTCAGCGTCCCGTTGGGGTACAAACTTTAATGGCGAGTATTTCGCTATTGGTGTTGGCGGTGCTTTGGCTGGTCGTGGTGCCGACCTATTTATTATTGACGACCCTCACTCGGAGCAAGACGCTAAGTTAGGAAAGTCTGATGTTTTTCTCCCAGCATGGGAATGGTTCCAATCTGGACCCCTACAACGTCTAATGCCAGGCGGTGCTATCATTGTAGTGATGACACGTTGGTCTAAACTAGACTTAACAGGGCAAATTGTTAACCAAATGGTTAAGAATGATGAAGTAGATGACTGGGAAGTAGTAGAGTTTCCAGCAATACTAGAAGAAGATGGAGAAGAAGTACCATTATGGCCTGAGTTTTGGCCATTAAAAGAATTACAGTCAAGACGTGCAGCATTAGACATAAGATATTGGAACGCTCAGTACATGCAGAACCCAGTATCAGAAGAAGGAGCGTTAATCAAGAGAGAATGGTGGAATATGTGGGAAGGAGAGAACCCACCTAGCTGTGAATTTATTATAATGACACTTGATGCTGCTCAAGAATCCCATAACCGTGCGGATTACAACGCCCTGACTACATGGGGTGTATTTATGGATGAGGAAACAAGCAATTATAATATAATATTACTAGATGCTATTAAAAGAAGGCTAGAGTTTCCAGAACTTAAAGAATTATGTATAGAAGAGTATAAAGCGTGGGAGCCAGATGCGTTTGTAGTGGAGAAGAAGTCAAATGGAGCTGCACTTTATCAAGAGTTTAGACGTATGGGTATTCCTGTAGGAGAGTTTACTCCTGGTAAAGGACAGGATAAAATAAGTAGAGTAAATGCGGTGTCTGACTTATTTAATTCAGGCATTGTGTGGGCACCAGATAAAAGATGGGCACATGAAGTAATTGAAGAGTGTAATGACTTTCCTTCAGGTGCAAATGACGACTTAGTGGATGCGACAACCCTCGCACTAATGCGGTTCAGACAAGGTGGATTTATTAGGTTGCCAAGTGACGAAGAAGATGATATACAAAGTTTTAAAAGGTATAATCAGAA